AAGAAGAAGATGCGTCTGATGATCCATCGTGAAGAGCAGTTCGCAAGCAACTTCTTTGTAGCTGGACAGTGGGGAACTGACAACACATTGACTGGTAACGATCAGTGGTCAGACTACACTAACTCAGACCCCATTGATGCTGTTACTCTTGCTCGCCGTACTGTACAGTTGAGTTCAGGTGGCTTCAAGCCAAACACAATGGTTGTTGGTAAAGAAGTACGTGACAAGCTAATCAACCACCCAGACGTTCTTGCTCGCTTGAACGGTGGCGCAACTGTAACCAACACAGCTTTGGTAACTGATGCTAAACTGGCTGAGATCTTTGAGGTAGAGAACTTCTACGTCATGGAAGCTGTCAAGAACTCATCTGTTGAAGGTGTTGCAGAAAGCAATGCGTTTATCGGTGGTAAGAATGCTCTGTTGTGCTACACCCCATCAAATGCTGGTCTTATGTCACCAGCAGCAGGTTTGACCTTTGCTTGGAACAACCTTGAAGGTGTAAACAACTTGGGTATCACAGTTGAGTCATTCTCAGACGATGCTCTGAAGCGTCAGCAGATTGCTGAAATGATCCAAGTTAAAATGTCTTACGATATGAAAGTCGTAGGGGATGACTTGGGTTACTTGTTCATCAACGCTGTAGCTTAATTTACCTTGGTGGGGGCTGTAGTAATGGCCCCTACCACCCTTCCCGACGAAAGGTAGTACAATGATCCGACAAGAAAAGATGCCATTTCAACTAGACCGTCCAGTCTTTGTTAAGCGCCCGTTTCAATCTTGGGGTAGACAGCTAAAGAAGGGCGACGAGTTTAAATGGAAAGAGATTGGTGTAACTGAAGAGAAGACACTAATCTTGTACAGAGAAGGCTTTATCTATCACAACTCAGAGTTTGAAATAGAACGTAAAGTTGGTGATGGGTTAGAAGAACTAGATGTAGATGGACTACATGGCCTTGTCGATAGTATCAACGATAAAGTAAACTCTAAGACTAAATCTGACGCTGAGTTCCAAAAGAAGAAGTGTAAGAAGTCTAAGATAGTTGATAAACAGCGTGGGCTTATTCGTAGCTGGCGTAGAAATTATGGTCACATGGAGACTTAAGAATGGCTTGGTCGTATGATGCAACTGATTTAGGTACAGGTACAGCCTCTGGGCGTTTGAACTCTGTACGGCTCCTTGTAGGAGACACCGACACCACCGACCAACAAGTCCAGAATGAAGAAATTACTTTTGCTCTATCCCAGACCAGCGACAACATCTATCAAGCTGGTGCTTGGACTGCCAGAACAATCGCTGCACAATACTCTCGTAGGGTTACACAGAACCTGTCAGGCGCTCTGAGTGCTAACTACAGTGACCTAGCCAATCAATACACCCAACTAGCTTTAGACCTTGAGCTTAACGGTAAGAAGGCTGGGGCTAGTGTAGGTGTAGTTGCTGGTGGTATTAGTATTGCTACTGTGGATAATGTAAGACAGAATACAGATCGTGTTCCACCATCCTTCCGTAGGGATAGATTCAAGAACCCACCAAGTTACAGTGGTGATGACTACGATTATAGTTAAGGGGTAGGTAATGGCATTCTCAAGAGGTTATAACCTACTCAAGATGGTAGAGGAGTTTGGTGAGCCGCTTACTCTACGCAAAAAGACTACAGCAGGAACCTACGATCCTACTACTGGGTCAGTAACAGGTTCAGCTACAACTGACTACAGCTTTGAAGGTTACTTCTACAACTACGATCAAGGTATCATAGCTAACGTAGATGAGATCCGTAGAGGCACCCGTAAATGCGTAGTCCCAGCTTTAGGATTGGCAGTAGAACCCGATGACGAAGATCAGATTATTGGTAACGGTGACACAGTTAATGTTATTTCTGTTGTTACTATATTTTCTAATGGGGTCAAGATTTGTTTCTTGTGTGATGTGAGAGAATAATGAGAACCCAGTTAAAGGTCATGCCTTCTCTACAGAGGAAGATAGATGGCCTTAAGGCTTTAGCTGAACAACAAGTAGAACGTAAACTAATAGACATGGCAGTTGATGCAGTCGGTTTAGGTACAATTAGAGTTCCTGTAGATACTGGTGCGTATGTAACGTCTTTTTCATTTAATGTAGGTGCTGGTAGACCTAGAGGTAAAAGCTCTAAGAATAAACCTAAAGCTAATGAACAAGCTGCGAGAAATGAAGGCTTAAGTAATCTTACTCAAGACTTAGAAAGAATACCTTCCTTGTTAGATACTACCCGAATAGAGCTTCGTAATAATAGTCCTCACGCCAATGATGTTGAACGTGGAGAAGGTTGGCCCAAAACTAATGGCTACTTTGTGTTTACCCAACTAAAGAGAAAGTATAAGCGTGGCTAGTATCTATAATGACATACGGGCAGCACTTGAGAACAAGTTAGCTAACACCTCTAATTTACCTACGGGGATAGCTTATGAGAATGTTTCATTTAGCCCAACTACAGGTACAAGCTACCTACAGACTAATTTTCTCCCGACACTTCGCAGACCCGCTGTAAGAGGTTTAAACCCACAACAGAGATACGATGGTGTGTTTGTTGTAACTGCCTACACCCCAGAAGGTAATGGCCCCGCCGCTGCTGATGCCTTAGCTAATACTATATTAGAGGCTTTTGAAGCAACTACTAAAATCTCCTACTCTGGGGATGAAACAATAACTGTATCTATTGACTACGCTGAAAGACAGCAAGGTTTCTTAGATGCGCCTTGGTACTACGTTCCGATTAATATCGGATGGTACGTTTATAATAATTAGGAGAATACATTATGGCCTTCGCACAAGGTTCTCGTTCCAGCCTATCGTACATTGTGGAAAGCACATTCGGTACAACTCCCGCTGGTAACTTCACAAACTTACCCTTCAGCACACACTCTTTAAACCTAACTAAAGATCGTGTAGCTGGCACTGATATTCAAGCTGACCGTATGCCCCGTGTTGACCGTCATGGTAACCGTCAAGCTGCTGGTGACATTGTTGCTGACTTACGTGATGCTGACTATGATGATTTTTTACAGTCAGCTATGCTTAATACTTGGTCAACTAACGTCCTTAAGGTTGGTACAACACCCAGATTCTTCTCTATCGAAGATTACGCTGCTGACATCGACCAAGCTCGTTTGTTCACAGGTATGACAGTTTCTACTATGGGTATCTCCCTAGCCCCTAACCAAATGGTAACAGCTACCTATGGTATGGTTGGTAAGGATATGGCTATTAGTGCTTCTGAGAAGACACAGGACGCTGCATCAGGTGCTGCTCCATTCGACGCCTACTCAGGCACACTGGAGATTGGTAATACTGATGGTAGCCCCTCTACAGCAGCTATCGTAACTGGTATGGACTTTACTCTGACTAACTCATTCGCTCCTACCTTCGTAATTGGTAGTGATAGTGCGCCACAGTTAGAAGTTGGTCGTGCAGAAATCGAAGGTACTATCTCAGCTTACTTTGAGGATGCAGCTTTAATTAACCGCTTCTTGAATGAGACTGAAACTGAGCTTGAGGTAACTGTGGGTGATGGTACTAATACCATGAAGTTCGCATTCCCACGGGCTAAGATCAATAGTGCAGATGTAGGTGTAGATGGCCCAACTAGCCGTGTTATCTCTCTGTCATTCGTAGCACTCTACAACACAACAGATGCAAGTAACTTAGTTATTACTCGCTCTGCATAAGTTCCCTAGCTAGGGTGGGGAGGCATTGGTGTCGGGTCTGATGCTTCCCCTTTTAACAAACTAACCCGACAACTTTTCATCCCGACAATAAGGAAACTCGACATGGACTTACTAGATTTAACCCCGACTAGCGACACTGTAGATGTCACTATTGTACATCCTACTAGCTTTGATGTCTTGACTAATGATGACGATACACCAATGGTTATCACTGTATATGCACCACACTCTAAAGAGTATAAGGCTGCTATGCATGAGCAAACCAATAAGCGTCTGAAACAAGCACAGAATAAGAAGAAGGTAGAGATTACAGCAGAAGACCTAGAGGACGCTACCTTAGACTTACTTGCTAAAACTACTAAAGGTTGGAAGATTACTTATGGTGGTTCTAAACCTAAGTTCTCTATCGCTAAGGCCAAAGAGATTTACGCTGAAGTATTCTGGATAAGAGATCAGATTGAGGAAGCAGTAGCTAACTCTCTGGATTTTACGAAGGCCTGATTGAAGAACTGGTTGACTATGCAGAACATGAGTTCTCTATAAGTAGACCAGATAAGTCAGGCACATCAGAACGTGAACACTTAGAACAAGTAGAAAGGCAGACTGGACACAGACCAAAAGCATTAGATGGCCCCGACTTCCCATTGCTTATGTCTCATGTTTGGTCTGCCTTTATTGTATTAAACGCAAGTAGAACGATGGGGTTCTCAGGCCCAAACCCGATAAGTTATCAAGAAATAAAAACATGGAAGGAGCTTACAGATACACAATTGTCTTCTTGGGAAATAGGAGCAATAAAACGTGTTGATGTAGTCTTTATAGGCGTAGCAAATGGCTGACGATATTAAACTTGTTGTAGACTCCAGTGATCTTCAAAGGGCTGTAGATTTCCTTGATAAGATGGGTATTCAAACTGCAAAGTTATCCACTAAAACTCAGACCTTACAACAAAAGTTTAATAAGTATACTTCAGAAGTTGACAGGTTATCTAAGAAGTATAAGCCCCTATATGCTGCGTCTAAACAATATGAGAGCGCTCTTGAAGAAATAAACAGGGCGCAAAAACTTGGGGTTCTAAATGATCAACAAAGATCAACAAGTATTTCACAGTTAAATAGGGATTTCCAGCAGGGTACTGGAATCTTTTCTGCCCATGCTAACATGATGAACAAGGGTATGAATAGGGCTGGTGTTGCCCTACAACAGACTGGCTATCAAGTGGGTGACTTTATTGTGCAAGTTCAGTCTGGCACAAACCCAATGGTTGCCTTTAGTCAACAAGCCACCCAATTAGTTGGTGTTCTATACTTACTCCCCCCTGCAACATTAGCTGCCAAAGTTGGAATTATGGGGCTTAAAGTTTCTATGGGCTTCTTAATTGCTGGTTTAGGAATTGCTGTACCTTTACTTGGAGCCTTGGGTGCAGCTTTCTTAAGATCTGGTAAAGATGCTAAAGGTGCCAAATCAGAGATAGACTCACTAACAGATAGCTTAACCTCTTTTGAGACTGCTCAGAAAGCTATGAAACTTGGCATGTCAATGGAAGAGTTTACCTTAACGGAGCAACTCAAGCAATTAAATCAGACTATAGATGAGTCAAGGACAAAAATATCCGACCTTCAAACAAAGGCTGGTGGTCAAACTCAGGCAGCATCTGCTTATGAAGCGATTGGTTCACAAGAGGATATACAGAAAAGTCTTGAGGATATAAATAAATTAGAAAAGTTGCGTGACAGAGTACTAGCTAGGATACAAGTTAAATCTGACAAGCAACTAGCGTCTATGGAAGAGGCTAATGACCTTGCCCGAACAGCTAATGAGTTTGGTAAGGACTCACAGCAATACCGTTCTAAGGTTCTTGAGTACGAGGGGAAGAAACTTATATCTCTTGCGAGAGAAGGCGGCTATAACGACGAGACAATAGTAAAACTTCTGGAGCAGTTAAAAATTAAAAGGAAACTTGCTCAAGCTGCTAGAGTTAATGAAAAGGTTGAGAAGGCTGAAGCGGATTTTCAAGACAGAGTTAATCAATCTTTACAAGCTGAATACGATGCTACAATAGCTGCCAGAAAAGCTATAGTTGACGCTAGGCAAACTCAAGAAGATGAGAAAGCAAAAGCACTAGATGATTTTAATGAAAGAGTTAAAGCGGCTCTTGCGGAAGAATATGAAGCCACAATAGCAGCTAGACAAGCAATAACGGAAGCTAGGGCAAAACAGGTTGAAGAGGACTTAAAGAACGAACTATATTATATGAGGGCTATGCAAGCCTCTATGGATGAACTTGGTAGAGGACAGGCTGAGAGAGACAGAAAAGCTGCTGCCGCCGCCAGAGAAGCGGAGAGAAAACGAGAGCTAAAACAAAGAGAGAAGATAAGAGCGGCTATTCAGAAGCAAAACGAAGAAACTCAGAAACTAGAGGATACTGCAAACAAATTAATTGCACCTTTTGATGAATTTTTTATGACAATAGCAGAGGGAACCGCTTCAGCTACAGATGCCTTTAGAGCTATGGCTAGGGACATTATTAGAGAACTCTACCGCATCATGGTCGTTGAAAAGGCAGTTCAATCCCTTAAAGGTGTTATTATGGGGGGTCTAGCTGGGCCAGTACAAGGTCCAAACTTACCTGTAGATTCTTTGGACGGTGGTGGATACACAGGCTCCGGCCCAAGATCAGGTGGCTTAGACGGTAAGGGTGGCTTTATGGCTATGCTACACCCTAGAGAAACTGTAGTAGACCACACTAAAGGTCAATCAGTAGGTGGCGACACAGTTACGATAAACCAGAATATTAACGTCACCACAGGTGTACAGCAAACAGTACGTGCTGAAGTCATGGGTCTTATGCCTCAAATAGCGGAAGCATCTAAAGCTGCTGTATTGGATGCTAAGAGGCGTGGTGGAGCATTTGGAAAGGCGTTTAGTTAATGGCTATTAGTTACCCCAGAGATTTACCTACAGCTACAGGCATAGCTAATATTACGCTTCGTGCAGTAAACCAAACTGCTATGACCATGAGTCCTTTCACTTACAAGCAACAGATCCACAATCATGCTGGTCAGAGATGGGAAGCTGAAGTGCAACTACCACCAATGAAGTATGAGAATGCTGAGGAATGGATTGCTTGGCTTCTTAGTTTAAATGGTCGTGCTGGTACATTCTTAATGGGTGACCCTAACCGTCTAACAGCTAGAGGGGCTTTAGGTGGCTCACCAGTTGTAAATGGGGCTAACCAAACAGGGTCTTCAATTTCCATTGATGGGTGTAGTAACAACATTACAGGTTGGATGAAGGCTGGTGATTATATTCAATTAGGTGCTGCATCAACAGCTAGACTTCATAAAGTCTTACAGCAAGTAGATACAAATGGTTCCGGTCAAGCTACACTAGACATTTGGCCTAACATGGTTACAGCACCAACAGATGGTTCAATAGTAGTAACATCAAACACAGTTGGTCGTTGGCGTTTAAACTCAGGTGAGCAAGACTGGTCAATAGATAATGCTTCCTTCTATGGTATTACATTCGCTTGTATACAGGTGATCCCATGAGCCGTAACCTTGAGCAGATACAAAACATTGTTGAGCTTGATGAGATATTCCCGTTCTTTGCTGTTGAGCTTATGTTCGACACAAGGGTTGTTCAATTTGGTGGTCAAGAAGTTACAGCCGAACCCTTATATTTCTGGACTGGCTTGGGTGAGATTACCATTGGTGGGATAACCTACACTGGTGCTGGTCAGTTCTTGCAAATCTCAAGTGTCACAGAGACAGCAGACTTACGTGCAGCAGGGGCTACAGTAGTTATGTCTGGCCTACCCACTGACGTTATATCTTTGGCACTACAGGAGCCTTATCAGGGCCGTATAGCACGTATTAAGTTTGGCATGATGAATGCTAACAAAGCTAATGCGGTCGAAGAAGATGGTGGATTATTTACGCTGGAAGATACTGGTGACTTAGATTTCTCAGAGGGTGATCCAGCAATCCTGATCCCGTTGTTTACTGGTTATATGGATCAGATGAACATCAAGGAAGGCCCAGACGATTGTACAGTTACCCTTTCAATAGAAAACAAGTTGGTTGACTTAGAAGTATCTAAGACCCGTCGATATACTTCTGAATATGCCAAACAGCGTGATCCTAATGATACTGCTTTTGACTTCATCAATGACTTGCAGAATAGACAGTTGAGTTGGGGTAGTTAATGCTTCCTAATTGGGAAATAGCTTTAGCGGAACATATAAATAGATGCTCTCACAGACCGTTTAAATGGGGTGAGCAAGACTGTCTTACCTTTGCTAATGCTGCTTATCATAAGATCAAAGGGTTTGGCTTTGCTGATGAGTTCTTGGGGTCTTACACGACAGCTAAAGGGGCAGCAGTAGCTCATGCTAGGTTCCTAAAGAAGACTGGCTACAAAGATATTATAGAGGGGTTTGATGATCGTATGACACGATTGCAGACTAAATATCCACCAAGAGGAACTGTTGCTGCTAGGCCGCAAGAGGGTAACGAGTTTATACCTTATGCGTTTGGCATTATGGTTAATCAATACTGTGCATTCGTTGGAAGTGAATATTTGATATTCTCTAAGCCAACCGATGACATGATGTTCTGGAGTTAATATGCCTCAGTTTATAATTCCAGCAGCGTTATCTACGGGCCTTCAAGTTGCTATAGCTGGGGGAGTAGGGGCTTTTCAATTTTCCCTTTTAGGATATTCATTTGCTGCAGGTATGCAATCAGTATTCGCCTCAATCCTCGCTAGTACAGCTATGGGTTATGCGCTTAATGCTCTTCAAAAGCCTAAATCCACAGGAACATCCTCTGGCGGCTATGGTATAAACGTCAATCAGATCGGCTCTACACTACCGACAGCAACTATTTATGGTGAAACTAAAATTGGTGGAGTTAATTTCTATCAGGAAGTTGTAGACACAGATATGCTTTACCAAGGCATAGCAATGGCAGACCATGAGGTTGAAGGCTTCCAGAAGATCTTTATGAACGATGAAGAGATCACGGCTACAAGCGCAGGGTTTAATTCTAATTACCTGCAAGTCGATACGA